TGATGCTATGGATGTTTCTATGGCCTCACTCCATGCCTCGATAGCATTTACTGAAGTTATGTTGGCCACTAGGTATCAGATGGGATCGCCTGTTATTACAGGAATAGATCAAGAAGTTCCCAATCTAAAATGGGGAGTAGATCGCTTAATTTCTCTCCCGGAAGGAAGCTCTATGTCCTTTGTTGCACCTCCTTCTAATATTAATCAGATGATCGCTGGAGTAAAAGAATTATTGAATGTAACAGGGCAAAATCATGCCTTATCAATACGATGGGGAGAGCAAGGCCAGATACCAAGTGGTCAAGCATTGAAGATTCTTAACATGGAAAACCTAGAAAGCAGAGAATCAGACATCCCTATGTTCCAAGATTTTGAAGAAGAAAGATATGCCATTGATCGGAGATTGATCGAGGTACATACAGGAAGAGTTTTAGATGAATCATTTGCAGTTGATTTCTCTGAGTCAGATTATCCAGAAGAATGGAATACAGAGAAAGATAAACTCCAATTTATGATGGATAATGGCCTTATGGATAAGAAAGAGCTTTACAGATATTTCAATAAAGATATAACTGATGAAGAGATAGAGATGAGATTACAAGAGCTAGAGCCAGAGGTAGAAGAAGAACCAACACCTCAATCACCATTATTAGAAGCATTACGTGGATAAAGAAAGAATAGCAGAACAATTCGCACAGGCTTTACAAAAAGCTCAAGCTCAAATGGTTGAGGATATTCTAGACCTACAAAGAACTTTAACCAGATCAGAGTTCATATCGTTAATTAGTACCCTAGATGTTGATGAGTATATTTTTAATAAGATTGGATTACAGAAGGATTTAGATAAGTACATATCATCTTATCAAGCTGTTTTAAGTGGCATGGAGTTTACAGGAGCAGTAACAGAAGAAACATTGTTGGCATTGGTTCGATTGGATGAAGCAACTTTTAGAAAGCAGATCAGTTCAATGGGTGAGCAAGTAATAGATGAGGCTGTAAAAGGCATCATAGGAGGCAAAACAGAAAGAGAGATAGCTCAGAGTATGCTTGGCAATGTTTTAAGACCAGATCAAGCTGAAACTCTTGCGAATACAGCATTAAATACTTTTGAGAGAAATGTTACTGCTGAAATGGCTGTAAATGATCCTCCTAATGCTACTTATGTTTATCAAGGCCCGATAGATCAAAAGACTAGAGATATATGTTTGAAGATGGTTTCATCTGGAAGCCTAACAAGAAATCAGATTGATTCACAGTATCCGGGAGCATTTGTTGATGGAGGCGGATTTAATTGTAGGCATAGATGGGCAAAAGAAACATCAGTATCTAAAAAACTTACTGATCCAAAAGAAGCTAAAGATTTTATTGATAATAAAGGTGGATTCAGAAGAACACCATTAACACCTCAACAACAGTTGGAACAACGTGGCTAAGACATTAAGAGATATACCAACATTTACAAAGCAATTCTGGAAAGGAGTTGGTGATGAGGTATCAGACCAAATAAGGGTGCATACTACCAAAGGTGGCAAAGATGTCGAAGGAAGAAATTTTGAGCCATATAAGCCAACCTACAAGGCTAGAAAGGGATTAGGGAAGTATAAGAGACAATCATCTACCTCAACAAAGGTTGATTTACAATTAACCGGGGATATGATGAGAAATTTGCAAACCAGAGGATTTACAAAAGATAGTGTTGTAGTTGGATGGTCTGGAACAAATGCACAAAAGATTCAATGGAATGCAGATATGGGTAGAGTAGTTACTAAATCATCTATGCCTGTAAGCAAAGAAATACAAAAATTTATTTTAAAGGAAGTTGATCGGTTTATTAAAAAGAATGCTGAAGAAGCAACTAAAAAGCCAATCAATTTTAAAATCGGTAAATAAAAGAGGAGACTCAAGATAATGAGCGAGAATACAGTTCAAGATAGTGAACAAGAGTTGGTAACTGAAAACCAGAATGAATCAGTATCTAGCAATCAAGATAATGATTTACTGCGAGAAGTCATGCAGAAGAAAGAACGATTGCAAAAAGCAGAATCTCGTGTTGCAGAGCTAGAGAAGAGATTGGAAGAAGATCGTCAAGCACAATTAGCTGAAAATGATGAATGGAAAATGTTGTACGAAGAAAACAAAGCTAAACTTGATAAGGTCACTCCAGAACTCGAATCATATAAAGCTCGTGATAATGTAGAGATTGATAGAATGCTTTTAGACTTCCCAGAAGAAGATAGGGAAGCTTTTAAAGGTATGAGCTATAGTCAAATGAAAGTAGTTCATAATAAATTAATAAATAAACCAAAAAATATTCCGAGTGTTGACAGCTCAACTTCTTCTGGTTATCAAGGGTATAACTCTTTGACAGAAGCAGCTAGAGATGTGGCAAAAGGTAAATTGGATAAAGGTTCTTATGCGAAAATCAAAGAAGCGTTTGCATCTAGATTCAATTAATCATAATCCAACTACGGGTATGGATACCGGGAATGTAGCATCTGCTATATCAAAAGATGGTGAGCATATCTACGTTTCCAATGGTGAAAAGATACCTTATGAAGATGGATTTAGAATTTGTGTTGGTCAAGAGAAAGTACCTTTGTGCAAAGACTTGAGAAGCACATTCAGCCACATCCCTCAAGATCGTTGGGATGCAATATTCGGTAAAAAAGGATAATAGAAATGGCAGCAGGAGATAGCGGAGATTTCGCTGGTGGCTTATTAGAAGTCATCGAATCAGAAGCAGTAATTAAGTTTTCGGAAGCAAACGTAACAATGCCTTTAGTAACTGTAAAAGGTGAACCGAAAGCAGATCAAATAACATTTATCGCATACAATGCTGGATCAGATGCGATCACAAGTGCAGATGTAGCAGCTACAGCAGAAGGAACAGTAACACCTTCAACTGCATTGGATACAGAAAAGAAAACTTGTACTTTGGATATGTATTCTGTAATGGCTCCAATGTATGATGAAGCAAGATTGTCAAATGCTGATGATATTGCAGCTAATACTGGTGCATTAATCGGTAATGCTCTATCAGCTAAAGCAGATGCTTTGTTGAATGCTTTGTTTGATGGTTTCTCAAATACAGCCGGTGCGAATGATGCAGCTCTATCAGTAGATAACTTGTTTTCTGCTTTATCACTTTTAAAGCAAAATTCTGCAATAGGTCAGCCAAGTGCGGTACTTGATCCAAGACAAATATGGGGAACTTATGGAGTTCATAATGACCTAGTAACAGCAGCACAGTTTGCTGGAGCTGGTGTACAGGATGAAGGTGCTAGAACAGGATTTGTAAGTCAGATTGCTGGTATCAATATGCATTCTTCACCAGAGTTTACAGTAGCATCTAATGCTGTAAAAGGTGGCGTATTCGTTCCCGGTGCTTTGGGAATGGGATATGCTGGTGAGATGTTAAGAGTCGAGATATATCGTGAAGGTAATTATCTTCGTGATAACATCATTGGTTCTGGTTTCTGGGGAGTAACAGAGATCATAGATGGTTGGGGTGTTGAAATGCACACCAAAGTTTCTTAATAGGTAGAAACAAAAAGATCGGGGAGGGAGTTTCGATTCCCTCCCTAACTCTTAAAGGATAATAGAATGGCATTAGGTACAAAAAAAAGTTTTAACACAATTATGAGGGAATATTTCAGCGATGTAGCTGGAATAACATCTGGATCAAAAAGCTTAAATGATTCAATCAGAGTTGGATTAGAAGCATTAGGATTTTCTGGATCATTGGGTAAGATGTTGAAAGAGTGGGCAAATAGTCAAGGTGGTTCTGGTACAAGTGTTAATTCAGCTTTAAGAGCAGCCTTTGCTGATATGGTAGGTGAAACCGGAGTAAGTGTTGGTTCAATGTCAGATGAGTATATGGGTAAGATTAAATGGGATGAGATACTTACAAAATTTGAAGATGAAGATCGTAAGTGGAACTTCATTGATTAATAACCGCACAGAAAGCTGTGCAAAATAATCTCATGGAAAGGGGATAATATGGCAAGTTTAACAGGATCAAGTATAGCGAGTACCTATAAAGATTTATTACAAGTATCTAATTCAAATAGTGGTATAGATGGTACCGCAAGAGTTGTATCAGATGGAGAAGATACTGCATCAAAATTATTTCTGGATACGAACAGAGTTGGAGTAGGAATTGCACCAACAGATGGAACTCTTCATGTGCATACTGCTTCCGCTGGAAGTGTTACTCCAGATGGAGATGCTGATGATTTAGTAGTAGAAAATAGTGCAAGTGGTGGTATATCAATTTTAACTCCAGATGCAAATCCCGGTCGTATAGCATTTGGCAGTCCTTCTGACGAATATGGTGCTGTAATAATGCATCAACAATCTACAGGGAAGCTATCTATTAATACAGAAGGTGGAACTGGAAATATATCAATGGCTACTGGTTCTGGAGTTACTGCTTTAACTATAAACTCAAGCCAAAATGTTCATATTGGTGGATCAAATCCTACAAAAAAACTTGAGGTTGCTGGAGATATAAAACTCTTAAATGGTACAAATAATATTACTGTTTTTTATGGTGGTGATAATTGGGGGCAAAGAGTTATATACAGCACGGGTAATATGGATTTTTTTACCAATGGTGCAAATAGACTTTCCATAACGGGAGCGGGTTCGGTTGGTATTGGAACTGATAGTGCAGCAGAACTCCTTGAAGTTGAAAAAGACCAAAATGCTCATACTGTAATTCAAGTAGACAACAATACTGCTGGAACAGGAGCATCTGGTGGTTTTAAAGCATCTGCCGATGGTGCAGACTTATACATGAGGACATTTTCTTCAAGTTTTACGACATCTGGTCGTAACATACAAGATTCAGTTCAATTATTAAGTGTAGGTGCATCTGGTGGATTTGTAATTGCATCAAATCATGCTACTGCTGATATGTCATTTTGGACTAATGATACTCAAAGATTAACGATTGATGGGGCAACAGGTTCGGCTGAATTTTCTGGAGATGTACTTGTAGCAGAGTATATTAAACACGAAGGTGATACTGACACAAATATTCGATTTCAGACAGACCACATTGACTTTACTACAGCTAATACTCTTGCATTACGAGTGGACAATTCTCAAAATTCTACATTTTCAGGAAATATCTTACCCGGTGCAGATGATGCTCAAGACTTAGGTTCAGGTTCTTTAAGATTTGATGATATTCATGCAACAAATGGAACAATCCAAACATCTGATCAAAGATTAAAAGATAACATTGTAGATTCCTCTCTTGGTCTTGATTTTGTAAATGCTTTACGCCCTGTAAAATATCAATGGAAAGATTACACCTATGATGTTGAAAAAGAGGTGGCAGTAGAAGCTAAAGAAGCTGAATATGAAACAGTAGTTGTTCAAGAAGCTATTGAGGCTAAAGAAGCTGTAATGGGTACAAGGCAAAAAACAGTATCTAAAGAAGTTGAAAAAACAAAAACTGAAATTGTCGAGGAAGATGGTAAATATGTTCAGAAAGAAGTATCCTATACTGAAACAGTAGAAGAACATCAATATGAAGAAGTCAATCTATATGATGAAGATGGTGAGGTGATTGGATTACATAAAATTCCTATTATGGAAGAATATGAAGTAGAACCAGCAGTAGAGGCTGTTGAAGAAATCACAGAAGAAAAATTAGTATCTGAAGCAGTAGAAGCAAAAGATGCTGTGATGGAAACTAAAGAAAAAACCTTTACAAGAACACATTTTGGTTTAATTGCTCAAGAAGTCGAACAAGTCTTAAAGGATAGTAGTTTGACTAATAATGATTTTGCTGGTTTGATTTATGATGAAGATGCGGATAGATATGGCATGAGATACCATGAATTGATCTCACCATTAATTAAAGCAGTACAGGAGTTATCAAAGAAGGTAACTGATTTAGAAAACAAGTAAATAGGAGTTACAGGTGGCAAAAAAAGAAAAAGAAATGCCTAAAGAACAGATAATCACTTTATTTGATAAGGATTATAAAGAATCAGAACTATCTGAAGAGCAAAAGTTGATGATTAACCATTGCACAGATTTAGATCGAAAGATACAATCTAGCGAATTTAATCTTCAGCAATTAAGGTTTGGCAAACAGGCTTTTTTAGATGCTCTAAAAACGAGTATTGAAAAAGATGAAGAACAAGATCAAGAAACTAAATAGCGGGGATTTTATCGTACTTCATGAAAATACTAATACGTCTTATGATATTCCTGTTACTTACAGGATGCGGAAACCAAGGTTGGATAGTCGCAAACATACCACTAGCTCCAGAGGATTCTGTTTCAAATTCGGTTTTTATAGAGATTCTGGATGCTGATTCTGTGGTTCATTGGTTTCATGGTCGCATCAGCGATGATAGTAATTGGTGCTATAAGCATCAAAGATTGGAAGAGGTTAAGGTAAGATAGTGGATACTACTACAATGCTAGAGGCTTATGGAGAGCTTGGAGTTATCGGAATATGTATGCTCCTTTT